CAGCCGCTTGTCGCCGTTGAATATCGGGATGGCGGATGCGAGTGGCGCGTTCGGGTCGCGGTAGGGGATGGGGTCGAGCGCGTTGTTGGCATACATCAGGTCGGTGCCGTAGGTGCCGCCGATGGCGCTCTGCAGGCGCGCGGTGATTTCAAAGACGCGCCCGATCTGGCCCTGCGCGGTGCCGCTTTGCGCGCCAGCCTCGATATGCAGCGTCCTGATGCGGCTGGTGAAGCTGTAGCCGACAAGGACATTGGAGGCCGGGTTCGGCAGCGTGATCGAGCCAAGATGCACCTGCAGACCGTGGATAGGAACGCCGTCAGCCAGCACGCTGATGCCGGTTTCCCAGATCAGATGCCACAGCCCGCTGATCACGGTGGTGGGCGGGCCGACATAGCGCAGCGCATCGTCGAGGAAGAAGGCGTCAGCCAGCGCGGCCCCGTCTTCCAGTCCCGTCTGCCCGACCTCAATGTGGCGCACGGTCTGCCCGTTGATGATGCGGCGCACGATCAGCCACAGTTCGTCGCCGTTTGTGCCGGGGATGGAGGCGATGTGTTCGGCTATGCCGTTGCCGCCAAGATGGTGATGGTGCCAGCCGACTACCTGCTGGTCGCGCTCGTAGGTCATGGCGGCGATGTCGCCATCGGCGCGCACGTACCAGATCATCAGGTCGGGCGAGGCGATATAGGCCCCCTGTGTGATGCCGGGTTGGGTGATGTGCTCCGACAGGATGGTAAGGTCTGGGGCGACGTAACTGTCGGTCTGGAAGTTATAGACGAACTCGCGCAAGCGCCGCGCCGGGTTCTGGTTCCAGCCGCGCCGCTGCGCGAACAGGATGGCGGGACCGGCGCGCACCGGCTTGACGCTGGCGATGCCGAAGGATGTTTCACGGGAAATTTTAATGTTGGTCGAGGTGATGGCCTCGTTGATGTTGGAGGCCGCCACCGTGTACTCGCCCGAGGTGGCGTTCACCACCAGCCGCTTGGTGGTCGACATGTACTTGATGGCGTCGACCTGATCGGAACTGATGGTATAAGTGTAACTCTCGTCCGCCTTGTCGCCGTCCTTGTAGTTCAGGTAGGCGTTAAGCTTCGACCCCCACAGCGTGGTCGGCTGAAACTCCGTGTTGGCGCTGACAAGCCGCTGTTCGTGAAATGTCCCCGTCGATGGATAGCCACGGAAGTCCGACCACGCCCCCTCCTGCCAGTTCCAAGTCGAACGGCCGCCGTAGGCGGTGTAGGGCGTGCGGTACTTGTAATAGATGTTCACCCAAGCGTTCTGGGTGTCGATGACGCTGGTGACCTGCACCACGCAGTATCCCGAGTGCTCGTAGCGCATCTGCGCCACCGCGCCGCCCGTGCCGTAGAACACGTCAACCGTTCCTTGGATATGCGTGGGGTAGGTCGCGGTCGAGGCCATCGTGTCGCCGCCGCCCGACACCACGTAATAGACGTTGCCCTTGTATTCCCAGAACGTGTTGTCACCGACCGTGACGGTCGCTCCCGGTGCCCACGTGGCGTATCCGAAGGTGTCGCTGTTCGACTGCTCCCAGATGCGGAACAGAGCACCGACATGTGCGCTGTTGAGCACCGGAGAATTGAACGTCATCACGGCGGAACCCGATGCAGTATCGAGCGATACCCTGATGCCGAGGTCGGTGTTCATGTCGAGGAACGGTCCTTCCTCGATATTGCCGGTGGTCAGCGTCCAACTGGCGTGATCGAGGCGCTTGAGCAGCGCAATCGGCCAACGACTGGAGAACAGAAACAGTGTGTCGGCCGACTGCGTGAAGGTCATGGCCGCCACGTCGGCGGCGGAATAGTTGGTGGCGACCTCGTAGATGCGCGACACCACGCCGCCGCTGGTATAGGGCGTGTAAAGCGTGCTGTCGTCAGGAACCACAATCTGGATCAGGTCGGTGCCCTGCGCATTGATGTAGAACTCGCGGTTGTTGAGTTCGACCGTGCCGTGGACGCCCGTGACCATGACCCTGTCACCGACCCGGAAGGTGTGTCCCGGCACGATGATCTGATTGATGCCGAGGTGGATGTTGGTGATGTTGTACTGGACGTCGAAGATGATGCCTTGGTTCTTGAAGAAGCGCACGTAGTACGGCCCGAACTCAAGCATGTAGGCCTGCGTGGTCGAGAACACGAACGGGACGAGGACGGCGTCAGGATTGTTGTCCTTGACGTTCGATATGTTCATGGTGCCGCCGCGCTTACGCGCGCCGCCCTGCGGCAGCACGGTGACGTTGGTGAGTTCGCGCGCGCCGTTCTGGTACTTGGCGAGGTCGACGCGGCCATACACGCGCGGCGATATTTCGCCAGCGGTGAAGTTGGTGAGGATGCTGTTGACGGTTGCCATCTGGCTACACGTCCGACAGGCGCTGCTGTTCCCACGTACTCATCGGCATGATGTCGGGCGAGCCGTCAAGCGCGTCGTTGAACTTGGCGTCGGCGCTGATCTGCGTGTAGGCCTGCATGTACATCTTGATGTCGTTTGAACTGTCGGTGAACGGCTTGCACCAGCGCCACGCCAGCCGCGCCGCGATGGTCGCCACCAGACCGGGATCGAACTGCGATGACGGCTTGCGCTCAACGTAAGTGAGGCGGAAGCCCTCGACGTTGCAATGGATGTAGTCGCCGTGGCGCGCGAACGGCTCGATGTTGCCGCTGACGCTGTCGGTGAAGTCGCTGGACCCTTCGACGTACACCACCTTGACGAAGTTGGGCGGAACGCGGAACGCGAGGCTGTAGCCGAACAGCGGCACGGCGGACGGGTCCGATGCCATCAGCGCCTGATTGCGGCAGCAGCGCCACGGGTGGTCGCGCAGGATTTCCAGCACGGTCGGTTCGTAGGAGGTGAGGAAAAGGCGGCCAGCCTTCGAGGTGCTGTCTGCTACCGCCAGCACTGGCTGGCCCAAGTCGATCAAAGCGAGGTTCGCAATCCCCAAGTCTGTCATAGGCATTGCAGAACCTCGCTTGATGCGACTGAAGGCCGGAGGGGTCTTCAGCCTTATTTCACGTATTCCATATTCCAAGAAATCGCGCCCGCCGCCGCCCCTGCGGTCGTCGCAACAACCACGATGTCGTACCAGAGGTTGGGGTCAGCCGAGAGGCCAGCGTCCTGCCACACCGCTTGGCCGATTTTTGAGCCGAGCCGCCCGGTGCCGAAGGATATTTCCGAACCGGCTTGGTTGGCCGCTGTCGGTGCCAGCGCGCTGGGGTAACAGGCCGCAGATACCGCCGCGCCGCCGTCCGCCGCCGTGCGGTAGAGGCCGACCGTCCAGCCCGCCGCCGCCGCCAGCGCGTCGTTGAACATCAAAATGGAAAGGATGCGCCATGACGAGTGGACCCGCGCGATGCGATAGGTCGAGCCGTCATTGTCGGAGGCGGCCTTGCTGACGGAGCCGACCATGTGGGCGGCCTTGCCTTCCGATGTGGCGTTGGGTGAAAGCGTCTGCACCGCTGCGTCGGCGTTGGCGACGCCCGGTGCCTTGGCATTGACGACGGCCATGATGGCCTCCTGTTGTGGTGTCGCCCGCCGGAATGACGAGCGTCCTCAATGTGCTAGGGGCGCAACGGGGTGGAAACCGTCGCGCCCCTTTCGATCAGATGCCCGGTCCCGCTGTCGGGGCACAGGTGATGATGCCGACCTTGCTTTCTTCCATGCGGGTCGCCCCGATGATCATGGAGTAGAACACTTGGGTGGCGTAGTTCTTGTCGGCGCGCTCGCTGATGCGGGCGGAGGCGTCCTTGCCGATGCCCAGCTTGAGGCCGGACTTGGCCCAGTACAGCACGTTGTCGTTGGCGGAGCCGTCGAGCAGCGTGCGCTGCGTGCGGATGAACTTGAAGCCGCAGAAGGTGTCGATCTTGCCCTCGACCAGCGCCTTGACCGTGTTGTAGTCGGCCGACGTGGTCTTGGTGGTCGACAGGATCGACGTCACCTGCCGCGCCGGTAACGCGATGTAGCGTTCCTCGTCGGCATCGACATCGTGGCTGTCGAGCATTTCTTTTGCAGCGAGCAGCTTCTGCACGTTGAGGCCCCATGATCCTGCCGCCGCCGCCGGGTCCTTCACCGTGATCGGGATGGTCATGGTGGTGTCGTAGGGGGTCTGCGTCGAGCCGTCGACGCCGGTCGATGCCACGGCGGTGGCCGCCACGATCAGCGCGTCGTCCATCGCGCGTCCCATCGCCCATGCCGCCGCCTGTGCGTACTGGCTGGCCGGGTCGATCAGCATGCGCACTTTGTCTTCTTGGTCGACGAGGTCGGCCCAGTCGTAGTCGACAAGCGCCACGCGCCTGCGGGCGTGCGGGGTATCCATGCGCGGCGTGTCGGAGTGGCGCGTGGTCCTGATCTGCGCCGCGACTTGCCCGATCTGCTCGAAGTACGCGGTCTTGCCGACCACGCTTTCACTCTCGACACCCATCCGAAGACGGCTGCCCTTTTGCTGCGCGAGGTGCGCGACGTTGCCCTTGTACTGTTCGACAAAGGCGGTAGTGATGAAGATGGACACGGCTGTGCCTCCACAAAAATGGGTTGAAACGGTTCAACACGTTTTTGGGAGTGCCGCCTGTTTAGGGCGATCCCGGCTTACAGGGAGTGCTGCGGATCGGTTACGAGTGCCCGCGAGCACTCCTGCTGTATCACACCGCTGGCTGTTCGACAAACAGCCGGTTGTGCATGTCGGTCAGTTCCTTCAGGCGCAGGTCGTGCTCCGGGTGCGACACGTCCTTGAGCGCGGCATCGTGCTGCGAGCGGAACGAGGCGATGCGGCCGCGCAGCGCGTCG